CACCACTGCGGTTTGATTTTCCCGCTTCTTTGATGATGACATCACCAATACCTCTTCCTCTTTCATATGGAACATCGTAAATTTTCATACTCCTAAATCGTCCTCAGTCATAATTCTAAATTCATAATTACGATCATCACAATATTCTTTTGCTGCTTTCCACTTTGCTTGATTTTTTACCCAGTTTTGCACTTGATATGCCCAAGACTTTGTTTTTCTTTTTGGATTTTGTTCTGGCATCATTACTTCTTTTTTTGGTTTTATTTCTATAACTACAGTTCTGGATGTTCCGTCTTTATCATTATATTTTACGAAAAAATCAGGAAAATATCTATGAACTTTACCATCTAAAGGCGATTTATAAGGAATCCAAAATTCTTCTGACTGCCATTGATTTACATTTTCATTCAAATCACAATATCTCATAAATTTTCTTTCCCACAAAGAACGATAAACCACATTAGTGGGATCTCCCTTATATTTTTTGGGGTTTTCTGGTTTATATTTTCCTTTGTAAGCCATTATACATAGTATAGATTCTATTAAAAATATTTATAGATGGCAGAGCCATTCAGGCCCGATTTTCCAGGCAATCCATATAGAGTTGATCCGATCTACACACGGATGACCACGCCAAGACAGACTAATGATGGAAGAGGTTCCCTTCCTGGCGCAATGCAACTCTTTGGGGAATTGTCCGTAACAAGTCAGTTCAAAGTTACCCTATACATGGGAGACACAGTTTCCCGAAATCAATCGGATTCTGATATAAATGCGTGGTTAGTTTCTTGTGGAGTTTTGGGTGAGGGTCTCCAATCTCTTCGTTATGAATTTATGTGTAATGAAACTGTTTTGCCCGGAACAACACTCACTACTTCAGAAGAATTTGGATCAAGACAAGGACTTACTGAAACTTTCCCTACAAAGAGAAATTTTGAACCAATTACGATGACATTTTATGTTGATTCGGAATATGGTATCATTCGTCTATTTGAAGAGTGGATAAATTTTATTAATCCACTCTATAATGAGGCGGAAGGTAGACAATCAAGTGGAAATCCAAGAGGTGGAGTTGGTAGATTCGAGGATAATGAATTTTTTAGATTTAGATACCCAAACACATATAAGAGACCAATTGCAGTTACAAAATTTGAAAGAAATTTTGTTCGTAATACAGATGGTAATGTAAGTAATCCAACGATGTTGACTTATAAGATGTTAAATGCGTACCCAACTAATTTGACTGCACTGCCAGTTACATATGAAGGAAGTACAATAACAAAGACAACTGTAACTTTTGCTTATGACCGGTATGTCATCTTAAAAAATTCCAGATCTGATACTCCATTGATCACCAGTCCACAAATCACTGCCCAATAACCACTAAATAATTTCAACTGATTACATAATTTTAAATGCCATTACCGACAATTGCTACACCAACATATGAACTTGAATTGCCTTCGACTGGAAAATCTATAAAGTATAGGCCATTTCTTGTTAAAGAAGAAAAGGTTTTGATTCTTGCTCTGGAAACTCAAGATCCAAAACAAATCACTCTTGCTATCAAATCAGTACTGAAAGATTGTATCATAACTAGAGGAATTAAAGTAGAAGATCTCCCCTCATTTGATATTGAATACATTTTCTTAAATGTAAGAGGAAAATCTGTTGGAGAATCTATAGAACTCATCATTACCTGTTCAGACGACGGAGTAACTGAAGTTCCAGTAAAAATTTATGTAGATGAAATAAATGTAGTTAAAGATCTGAATCATACATCAGAAATTAAAATTGATGACAAAATTGTAATTAAAATGAAGTATCCTTCATTAGATCAATTTATTAAAAACAACTTTGATTTCACTACGCAGGAATCTCAATCTACAATTGAAAAATCATTTGATATTATTTCAAGTTGTATTGAAGCCGTATATACTGAAGAAGAATCTTGGGCTGCAAGTGATTGCACCAAGAAAGAATTAATTGACTTTATTGAAACTATGAATTCCAGTCAATTCAAGAAAATTGAACAGTTCTTTGAAACAATGCCTAAACTTGCTCATACATTTAAAGTAACGAATCCAAAAACAAAAGTAGAGAATGAAGTTACGTTAGAAGGGTTAACAAGTTTTTTCGGCTAATTATGGCTCATATTGATCTTGAGTCATATTTTAGAATTAATTTTGCTCTGATGCAGTTCCATAAATATTCTTTGACTGAGATCGAAAATATGATGCCTTGGGAGAGAGATATCTACTTAGCCCTATTGAAACAACATATCGAAGAAGAAAACTTAAAGGCAAAACAGGCAGCAAATCGTGGCAATTAGATCACCGATCAATCCCCAAACCATAGTTAGAGAAAGACAGGCAACTATGCCTGCAGCTATGAATTTTATTTCTGGCGGATCTCCTTTGGGTTCGTCTATTGTTTCTTCTGCGGCTAATAAAATTGTAGGATTTCAGAGAGGATCCGCCGCTGTAGCTCCGCGGCCTCCTGATTTGGGATCCATAATTAAAACTTTATCTTCAAATATTCTGACAAATGTAGAAAATAGAGTTCAATCTATAAATCAAAATGTAAATAATGTTATTAATCAATCCTTAAAGACGTTTGGTCAAGATTATCAAGATAGAATAAAACAAGTTGATGATGCAAAACCAAGTGGAATTCTTGCTAATTTCTTAAAATTATATCAACAAGCTATTGGATTCATTCAGTTTCTTGGCAATAGAAAAAATGTAAAAACTTTAGGAGATAATTTACAAGTCTTACAAAGAATTTTCACAGAGACTTTTGAGGTTGCGAAAATTATAAGACAGACTATTATAAAAATAGTAAAACAATTATCGAATCTACCCACAGCAAGTACTGGAGGCGAAGGACTTAATTTAGATATCAAAGTTCCTGGAGGTCCACTTAAAAGAAGTGTTCCTAAAGGAATGATGAATATGTTGAAAATGGCTGGCACAGGAGCCGCAATTGCTGGAGGAGGTGCTTTAGCTGTCAATGCACTAAGTGGTGGTTTTGGGGGAGGGGAAGAAGTTCAATCAGTTCCTGGTCCTGGTTCTGAAGGATTGTCTGGCCCAATATTGGATAGGTTTAATGCAATTTTAGAAAGATTTGATGCTGCAATAAATTCCATGACCAAAAAACCATCTGCTGCGCCAAGTGCGCCGAGTGGTGGTAAGGGGTCCGCTGCTGCGCCAAAGTCATCAGATTCCGGTGTTCCAACTCCAACCCCAGGCGCTGCGACATCAGGAACGGGTAGTGACTCATCGGGAGAAAACATCGCAGCATTTACAGCTACTCTAGAAGCCACGGGAGATCAAAATCAAGCAGACGTGATGCAAGTGATGGTCAATCGTGCTAAGGGAGATTCTGGTAAGTTGGCTCACGAAGTTACTGGAAAGGCTCAGTTTACTCCAATGTCATCAGCAATTTATGGTGTTACTGGCCATGATCCTGCTGCTGATAAAGCTTATGGACATATCGCACCATTACTTGGAAAAACTCCTGAAGAACGAAAATCAAAATTATATCAAATTGCCGCCGGTCCAGATGGACTCAATAATCTTGCTAAGTTGTTTAAAAAAGGAGATCCCGCAGCTGCAGCAAGAATTATAAATGATTTTAAGACTGGTGGACCTTTATCTGCAAAATCTAAAGCTGGTGTTGGCGGAGGCATTTACTTTAAAGGAAGGTCCCAAAATCCAGGTGGTGTGTATCTTGATAGAGGGGGCCCTGGTGCTAATAAATTTCACGATAAGGGGAGCGGTAAGACATATTCTTTGGCTAAAGGTGTTCCTGTTACTACTCCTCCTGCAAAACCCGGTGTTGCACCTGCACCAACACAAGCAGAAACAGCACAACAGGTATCTCAGACAGTTGCACAACCACCTCCCCAACAACAATCACAAGTGACTATGGCTCCAATGAATATGAGTACCCCACAACCGCAATCACCTCCATCTTCTGGCGGTGGACAACCTGCACAAATGTCGAGTGGCAGGCAAGCACCTCCGATGGGAGCTTCTAATGATGATAATTTCTTTATATTATACTCAAAAATGGTATATAGTATTGTAGACGGATAATGGCACCAAAAACTAAAACAACAATAAGTTCCCCATTAGTAAGTGCTCTCAATAATATTGTGAGCATCAATAGATCTGGATCTACAATGAAATCCACTCAAAAATCCTATCAAGGATTCTTAAAATTCATGGATGTTGAGATTCGAAATATTGAAGAAATAAAACTTCCAAAGAAAAGAGACCTTGAAAAATTATCCAACTTAAATGTAGCCGCAACCTTTGGATCTGCGGGTAGTCTACTATCAAGTTTAGTTAGTGGAACTTTGGATGCGGCTGGATTTATTGGAGATTTTTTTGGTGGTAAAAAAAGAGGCGCCACAAAACCCAAACCCAAACCCAATCCCAAAGCAGGAGGGGCAATTCCAAAAGGAAAAGGAATTAAGTTGGGAGGTATGAGAGCTATTGGTATTGCTAACGCAGCTTTTGCTGGGTTAGATTTTGCAACTGGACTTGCTGAAGGTGAATCTGTTGGGAAAGCAGCTGCCGGAGCGGGTGGAGCTCTTGCGGGCAGTCTTATTGGTGGTGCAATAGGTCAAACCTTAATTCCAATTCCAGGACTTGGATTCGTTATTGGAAGTATGGCAGGTAACTTTGCAGGCGGTTTCTTAGGAGATAGAGCTCATGAAGCTGTAACTGGAACGGGAAATAAACAACAAGATCTTAAAATTAAACAAAAAGAAAAATTAAAAGCACAGGAGGCAAAACAAAAAGCAGCTGCAATGTCATCAGGTCTAACAATGAGTTCGGTATTGGATAAGTTTGATTCTGTCGTCACAAAATTCGAACAAGCTGATCCGGGATCTAGCTCTGGTTCTGGCACACAAGATATTGGAGGAGGTGAAAATCCATTTAATGAACCTGTAGAGTATCCACCAATAGAAGAAACTCCGGAAGGTGGAGGTTATGATGGTCCAGTTAGTGGAGATACTTTTTTTCCATTACCTGGAGGAAAAGCAGGAGAAGCTGCTGGACAACTGTTTGGAGCTAATCGAGATAATGGAAAAAGAAAACATGCTGGTCTCGATATGACTCACCATACCGGAGCATTAAACGCATCAGTAGCGGCCCATAAAACCGGAAAAGTGACAGCCGCTGTTCATAATGGCTACAATGGTTTTGTTACTATTGATCACGGTGGAGGATTAAAAACTAGATACTATCACACTACTCCTTCAGTTAAGGTTGGAGATACTGTATACGGTGGCCAAAAAATTGCTAATCTATATCCTGATGGACAAAATACTCACCTCCATTTTGAGGTGTATAAAGGTGGTTCACCAGTAAATCCAAGTTCTGTTGGTCTTGGTCAAAAACTTCCATCACCATTGACGACAGTAAAAGCAAAAGAACAATCTGAAAAATCATCAGGAAAAGGTTCAGTCGCAGCATCACCACCAACAACTCCGGCGGCAACAGCAGCAAAACCAACACCAACAAAACAAGAATTGTCGGCAATGTCAACAACCCAACTAAAAGGTATGTTAGACCCTACTAAGACTGGTGTTTCAAATCCATCAGTATTTAACGCATCACAAGAAGCGAGGACTAAAGGGCAAAAGTCCGGATTAACTGGAGAAGCTCTTGAAAGAGAGGTTATGATTGCTTCCATACAATCAAAAAATGCAGCATCACAAGTCCAATCAGTATCTCAACAACCAGTAGCTCCAGAACAACTTCAACAATATCCAACATACAATCAGTCACAATCATCAACTCTGATTGTTCCAATGATGATGGGATCTGGAGGAGGTCAACGAAGACCACAGGTAATTTCTGTTCCTGGAGCTCCAGGACAAACTATTATGTTGCCTGGCCCAACAGATGGGCAATTGGTAAATAGTTTATTCAAAACAATGTTACTTACGTCCTTATCCGGATCCTAAAAAATAAATGTCACAAGCTTTAACCGATTTTACATACAAACAAGTTGAAATTATATCTTTAGATGGGAACAAGAGGATAGATCTTACAAATTCTATTCTCTTTTCTGATTACTATGAAGATATATTGTCTCCTTGTATCACAATGAATCTGCAAATAGTTTCGCCTTACTCTATTTTCAACGGAATGCCTATTCGTGGTGGAGAAAAAGTGGTGTTGAATCTAGAGACTCCAAGTGGAGAATTTAAGTTAGATGGGGAGTATGGTTTATATGTGTATAAAGTAAGTGGATTGGTGTCAAGTAGTACGAAAGAGATGTTCACTCTTCATTTAGTTTCAAAAGAAGCATTAACGAATGAAACAGTAAGAGTTCAAAAAAAATATTCAAAAAAACCTATAAGTGATCACGTAACTTCAATATTAAAAGATCAATTGTTGACAAAAAAATTCAAATCAGAAAATATAGAAAAAACGGCTAATTCGTATAGTTTTATTGGAACAATGAAGAAACCTCTTCATATACTTACTTGGTTATGTCCAAAAGCCATACCAAGTTCTTCCGGTAATTCTGGAAACAGTGGCACAATAGCTAAAGGAGTTGCGGGATTTTTATTTTATGAAACAAAAGATGGATTCAACTTTAGAAGTATTGATACGTTAGTAGCCCCAACAAAATCACAATCTGGAAGCACCGATAAAGAAAATATACCAAAATATACATATACTCAAGTTGTTGAAGAAGGATCTCTACAAGCTTCGTTTACTATTTTAAATTATGGTTTTGAAAAAAATATCGACCTAATGAAGTCCTTACGAGTCGGAATGTACTCTAATGTTACATATTTCTATGACTTATATGAAAACAAAATTGAAGCAATTACTTATAGTATGAATGAAGAAGTTAAACATACTTTAGGTGGAAATGCAAAACCACCATTTCCTAAAGAATTTGGAAGTAGTCCTTCAAGAATTTTATTTAGAACGAGTGATAAGGGAGTTTTGGATCCAGGTAATGACAAAGAAGACGCAGGAAGAGATAATACTGATATGGCAAAATCGTTTACTAGATATAATTTATTGTTTACTCAAGCGATAAATATGACAGTACCACTCAATGTTAAATTGAGAGCTGGTAGTATAATATATGCACAATTTCAAGAAGTAACAGCATCTGTTGAGAGTAAAGTAGATGAAGAACAGAGTGGAAATTATTTAATTAAAGAATTAAGACATCATTTTGAAAGTGGGGAACTTGTGACTGCTTTGAAACTAGTCAGAGACAATTATGGATTATATGGAGCAAATCAATGATTGAAGAAGCTCTGTTAAAGTCTAATTTTCTTGGTAAAGATGGGTTCATTTGGTGGATTGGCCAAGTTGCAGACCCTAAGGTTTGGCGTAACGAAAACAGTAGAGTAGAGGGAGAGAAAGGTATTGTACCTGGAACACAATCGGCAGGAGAACCTGTAGACAAAGAGGCTTGGGGATATCGATGTAAAGTACGTATTATTGGCTATCATAGTTTTGATAGGAACGAATTATCTGATGATGATTTACCTTGGGCTCATGTTTTAACTAGTGCATCGGAAGGATCTCCTGGACAAGGTGGTTTTGGTAAATTGCCCGGATTGGTAGGTGGGGAGTCAGTATTGGGGTTTTTCCTTGATGGAGAGGATGCACAACAACCAGTCTTAATGTCTTGTTTTCACAGAACTCCTGCGGTAGTAAATGTTCCTGGTGGAAATCCTTTTCAAGCTTTTACTGGATCATCGGGAAACTTAAGTGCAACGAAGGGCGCTACTAGACAGAAGCAACAATCCGCCGGTAAAATTACTGAACCACCTAAAACAGTTGACGAAAAGGTAGAAATTAAAACTGATCCAAACATTCTAACAACAGCATTTAATACTACTGAAGATTTCGGTATTGGCTCTGTCGGTGGAGTTAATTATTCCAGTGTTTTTGCCCCAAATTCTACATTAAATCTAGGATCTGCTTTTGGAGTACCAAATATACCAACAGATGTGTTATTTGCTGATGATCAGGCTGAATTAGGTTTCATGAAAGCCTTTGAAGATCCTGTAAAAAGTGACAATGGATGTCAAGATAATATTATATCTCAAATTACTGCACAAATACAAAGTTTTGTTAGTTCTATCAATGAATTGGAATCTACTGCATTGGGATTTATTGATCCGATTAGAAATTTAGTTGTAGATGTTCAGCAATCTATTAGAAGTGTTGCCAAAATGATTGCATCCATAGTCAAAATCATGATTAATGGAATTCGAGATAGTATTTTTAAATTAATCGGAAAATTATTTTTAATTCTAGGAATTACGATTCCATCTTCGATTCAACTTCCTATTACTGAAGCAGCAAAAAATATTTTAAACATTCTCTTTTGTATATTTGAAAAATTATTTGGTCCGATTATAGATTTCATAACAGGACTTCTGGAAGGATTGTTGGGAAGAACGACTAATGTTCCTCAATGTGCAGCAGAAGAAACTGCGGCTTCGATAATATCAAAATTAGCGTCGATGTTGGATGGAGTTTTGAGTGGTATTTTGGGTGGACTAGATTGGCTTGCTGGCGGCATTGGACAAATTGCTGGTGCAATCACTGGGGCTATGTCTATGATTAGTCAACTTCTGAGTTTCTTAAGTTGCGATGCATTGGCTTGTAAATCTACAACAGAATGGGATCCATTCGGTGGAATTAAATTACCCAAACCAGATAATTGGGAAAAAGTACTTGGTGATATGGATATTTTGGAAGGGTTGGGAGACGATGCGGATGCCATTACTTCATTATTATCTATGTTTGGTTCCCCATCTACTCCCTTTAAAGATTGTAGAGAGTCAAGTATAAACCCAAAAACTCAAGATGACATTCAACGTATACCATTGGGCCTGCAATACTATAAATGTATACCTCCAGAAATCAAAATAATTGGAGATGGCATTGATGCTGCAGCTATACCAATAGTTTCTAATGAGAATGGATCAATATTAACGGTATCTGTCACTAATCCAGGAAAAGGATATTCATACCCACCAACTATTGCAATTCTAGATAATACAAATTTTGGATTGGGTGCTGAGTTAAAGTCCACAATAAATCAACAAGGAAACATAGATTCGATATATGTTGTTAGACCCGGAAAAGGATACTGTGTAACAAATTTGATTGGAATCGTGACAACCGGCATTGGTACTACTGGTCCTGGTATTGGTACTACTGGTCCTGGTATTGGTACTACTGTTAATATAGGAATTTCAACCATCTCTGTTGGAATTGCCACTAACGTGATAATTACTAGGCCTGGATTGGGATATACTAGTGGAGATACTATTAATATTGGAGATTGTGTTTATGAACCGCAATTAACTCCAAGAGGATCTATTATTGCAGTGACTTCGCCCTCCTCCTGTACATCAAGATTTACTACTCTTCCATCAGTCACTATAAATACTAAAACCGGAGTGGGTGCTGAACTTTTTCCCGTTATTCAATTCCAACCTACATTTATCATAGACAATCCTGATGTTATATCTGGACTCTCTACGACTGATATTATAAAAGTAATTCAGTGTATCTCTACTAATAATTAATTAACTCACCATGACTGATCAACCAAAAGAATATCTTGATAAAAGACAAGGATTTGTAATTAAATCTGGAACAACAGATCGTGCCGGCAAGATTACAGATCTTTCAATTATTACAGACAACGCTCAGGGATTTCAATATCGAACGGATGGGGTAAAACTGGATCATTGTAATGCTCAGTCCATGGAAGTGTGTGGAGAGAATGTTGCTGCTGGCCAACCTGCAAAAATAATTAGAGCAAAACGAGGGAATATTCAGATAGAAGCTATAGATGGAGATATAATTCTTATAGCAAATAATATACGAATTCAAGCTAAAGATGGAAATGGAGAAGTAACTATAAATTCAGTAAAACAAATAGCGTTTAACAGTCCTTTAGTTAATACAAAAGCTGGAAATCTGAATACAGTAGCTTCCAATTCAGCATCTGTTGCAGCTCAAGCTGTAGATACCGTTGGAAATCTTCAAAATACTCAGGCTGCTTCAGTTGATATTGGCCAAGCAAGTCTATTAGGTAAGTTATTGGGAATTCTTACAAAATTTAAACAATTCCTTACGTGATTATAGGAGAATAAAATTATGCCTGCAGAAGCCGTAAAATATATTGGGGACAAACTCTGCGTAGGTCCGGTAGATTTCTCTTTTTTACCATCTATACCAGCATTTCCAGGAACTACGGTATTAAATGGTCCTGTTTGGATTGGTACAGGTATTCCTGTGGTTCCTGTGGGCAATTGTATGATCGGCCCAGGATTGGTAAGTCCAGTTTCATTACATGTAATTGGCATCAATAATTTTTTTGCAGTAACCAATCAAATTGGTCTGTTTACTTGTACTGGAAATTCTATTTTTAATGGTTCAAATGTCATCAACGGAGTAGCTGTTTTTAATGCAAATGTAACAGTCAATGCTTCCCAGGTAATAAATGGATCCTTAATAGTTAATGGAGCAACCCATATTAACGGATTTTTGTCTTTTAGTAGTTCTATTGTAGGTACGACTAAAAAGTTTGATATTCCCCATCCAAGTAAAGTTGGATGGAGGTTGAGTCATGGTTGTTTGGAAGGTCCAGAATATGGAGTTTATCATAGAGGTAAATTAAAAAACACGAATATAATTAAATTACCAGAATACTGGAAAGACTTGGTAAATTTGGAAACAATTACCGTAAGTCTTACCTCACATACATATTATCAACAACTCTATGTTAAACGTATTGTTGAGGGGATCATGATTGAGATTGCAAATAATTCTGAAGGAGAAATTGACTGTAGTTATATAATTTTTGCGGAAAGAAAAGATGTTAAAAAATTACTTATCGAGTATGAAGGAACTGAGCCGAAAGAAAACTCAGATATAGATATGGAAGAATAAAATGTCAAAAAATAGTATAATTTTAACCTATGAAGGGGAACTTGATAGGCTAAGGAAAGAAAAAACTTCTTTGGATGAATTGCAACCGGATGTTTTAATTAAAATTAATGAGGTTAAACCTCCTATATCACAATTAGATGAAGCAATTGCTGAATTAACAGTTGAGGTTAATAAAAAAATTGAAACAATATATTTGGTATCAACAGCTGCAGCAAATTGTGGTTGTGGACTAACCGCACAGATAATACTTGAAGGACTCATACCCGTTTTTGTTACTATAGATGTTGGAACAACATATTATTATGAACATGCAAAAACACTTAGGATGAGTGCTGAAGATGTAAACTATATTGGCATAAATCCATATGAACCCCTCTCGGGAACTGATGGATCAACTAACTTTAATAGTGGCATAGGGTCGGATACAATAGTTGTTGGTGCGAACTCAAATTCTATTTTAGAATTAATAATATCAAACGCTGGAACTGGATATGCCTCCACTCTATCTCCATATTACTCACAAGAATTGGTGGGTGGATCTGGCAGTGGAGCACGGGTAGACGTTATTGTTGGGGCTGGATTATCAGTTATTACTAAAATTGCAATATCCAATTCGGGAAGTGGTTACGCGGTAGGAGAATCTCTTAACATTGTTAATTTTCCAGGAGCATCATTTTTAGTTAGTGATGTAGGATCTCCCATACTGGGAGTTGGAACAGAAACTTATATTGTATCAAGTTCTGGTATAGGTAGTGTATTTGTTCGAGATGTTGATGATACCCAAATTAGTAGTTGTCCGACTAGTTGTTCATCGTATAATACGCAAATAAATACATTAGTTTCCGAACTAAATTCACTGAGAACTCAACGACAAATTTTACTGAATGGAGTAAATTCATTAAAAAAAGAGTCTGAGAGATTTTTTTTAGAGAGTTACGCATATTCCTTTTCTAGAGGTCAAGTTAACTTGAGAATATCTCAAATTGATAACGTAATTTCGGTTCTCACAGATAATACATTCGACAGTTATTTCTCATGAGTTTAAGACTTATACAACTTAGGGACAATCGTACTGGAATAGTAAGTGAAACTAGTTTAGCGGGAGATGCGTTAGATTTATTTCTTCGTGAAAATCCAGATATAGTAAAGGCTGGACTGAATAGTACCGGAGATTATCCTCATTATATTCTTCTTAATCAAAATAATATAGAATTTCTGGAGCCAAGAACTTCTGATATAATCTATAATCCATTTTCAAATAGACTTGGGATTGGCTCAACAAATCCAAAAGCAAATCTAGATGTTTTAGGCGATATAAAATTTGATGGAACTTTTACTAACTCGGGAGTTAGTACATTTCTTGGGCCTACTGATTTCTTTGGTGATGTGTTCTTTGACCGACTTGAAGTTGGTGTTGCAACAATTACAAAAAAACTTGATGTTGGTATAGGAGGAACAGTACTCACAGCAATTGCATCTACAGATCCAAATATTGTTGGAGTTGCAACATCTTATTATGGAAATATTGGAATTGGTTCCACTCTTCCCCAAGAAAAAATAGATATTGCAGGTAGTATAAAAATTGATGAAAATATATATGACTCCACTAATTATTCGGGATCAACTGGATATTATCTATCAAGAGATGAGAATGGCATACGGTGGGTTCAAATAAACCCTGCGGAAGCTGCAGGTATCATTGTTTATAATGATTTGGAATTAGTTGGTACGGGCCAATCATTTTTTGGAATTAATTTACAAACTGGAGATGGTTTAGGAGTTACTACAGATACTGTACAAGCATTTGAAAATCCATTTAATTCTGGTATTGCAGATATTCGCGTTTATGACTATTGGAGTGCTGGAAGTGGTTTAAACATCTATAGAAATTCAAATGTAGGAATTAATAATAACAATCCCCAATTTAGTTTAGATATAACTGGATCAACAAATATTACCCAAACATTAGATGTCGGCGGCCTCACTACATTAGGTGATAATTTAAATGTTACTGGCGATACTGAGTTAAGTTCAGATTTAACTGTTGATGGAATTACTACTCTTAATGATGACTTAAATATTACCGGGGATACATCATCGTCTGGCAATATATCAGCATCCGGCAATATATCAGCTCTCAACCTGTTTGGTGATGGTGATGCTATAGTTGGAATTGTAACTCAAATTATTCCAAGTATTGGAATCAACATTTCATCCACACAAAATCCAGGAAAAGGTGTTGTTACAATTGATGCTTATACTCCAGCAGGAAAAACTATATTCGTAAATCAAAATGGAAATGACAACAATAGTGGATTAACTGAAAATGATGCAAAGAGAACTATAAAAAGTGCTGCATCAATTTCACTATTTGGAGATACTATTAAAGTATTTCCAGGAACTTATGTTGAAGACAATCCAATTGTTCTTAATCCTACAGTATCGGTAGAAGGAGCGGAACTTCGTAATTGTGTTATTACTCCAAAAAATCCTTCAGAAGATTTATTTCTTGTGAATAATGGATGTCATATTACAGATGTAAGTTTCATTGGTCAAGAATCAAGAGATGGTGCGTCAATCGTTGCTTTTCAACCACTTCTTGGTACTGAATCTGACAGATATTTTGATGCAGCGAGAATGATTCGTTATAATTTAAATTTTATTGCAGCAGAAGCAGTAGGATATTTAACAAGTACTGATTATAAAAATCCTCCATTTCAATTAGATAGTGGTGATTATATTTCTTGTAAAGATGATGTTAAAGATGTATTCAGAGCAGTTATTCATGACATCACAAGAGGGGGCAATTCTCGTTGCGTAGGAGCTGGTCTATCTTACTATAGTGATGAAACTTTGCAACACATTGTAGGAGTTAAGACCGAAACTATTGATACATTTAAATTTGCAGTTGGTATTGCCTTGTCATGTATTAATAACGTTCTCTGGGGAGAAAACTATCAAAATAAAGAATTGCAACTTCGAGATCTTTCAATACAATCAGATCCATTAACTGGTTCAAATACAAATAATAATTCATGTTCAAATGTTTTATCAGCGATTCATACCTGTGTGGGAATAGTCACAACAATTATTGATCAAGGACCATCCGCCGGAATTGTTACTACATTTCCAGGAAACTCTGGTGTTGGGTTTACAACACTCAATGCAGTTACCGATGCTTCCTATGATGAAAGTTCTGGGAAAATAACTTTAACTGTTCCAAATTATCCCGCAGTAGTTGGAGATATTGTGGAAGTTCGTAATTTGGAGTTTTCTTGTCTATCTAATGGCTCTCCAATTATACAAAAATTTCCTTCAAGTAAATTTGGATATGAGTTTTATATTGAAAGAATAAACCCAGATGCCAGTTTTAATGTATATGTTGGAATATCAACTATTTCACATACATATGTTCCTGGATCTGGATTTCTTGTTAATCGGTCAATCGCAGTTACAAATGCCACTTACGACAAAGCTACTGGAGTAACTACAATTACTGCTCCTGGGGCATTTGTAAGAGTTGGAGATTTTGTTACTTTAAGAGATTTAGAGTTCTCTTGTCCTCCGCCAGGTGGTGCTGGAATATCTACTTTTCCTTCTGGTAAAAACGGATTTTCCTTTAAAGTTAATCAAGTTATTGGTGCTGGAACAACATTTGTAGTAACAGTAGGGACCTCAACACTTCCACATACATATGAAAATGGTGGGTTAGTATTTCCTGCATATTCACGAGGTGTAGGCCCAATTACTCAAGGACCTTATGTTAGAAATTGTACCAACTTTGTTCCAAAAAGTATTGGAATGAAAGTTGATGGATTAGCGGCAGAACCGGGAGATAAAACTGATATTGGTGTAACTGGATCAATGAGTGTAGATAGTTATACACAATTCAATGAGGCGGGTGTCGGAGTTTCCATTACCAATGGTGCTTATGCACAGTTAGTTTCTATCTTTACTATTTGTTCAGAGACCGGAGTTTTTACTGCATCAGGTGGACAATGTGACATAACAAACTCAAACTCTTCTTTTGGTACGTTTGGTCTTGTTTCTATTGGTGTGGGGGATAGTATTTCCAAATCAATCTATAGATACACGGGCAATGTAGTTGCAGAAGCTTTACAAGAACAAAGTATAATTTCAGTAGGTGGTATTGGAACTTATAGACCATATGATGGTCTGGCACTTTACTTTGGTGAACTGTACTTTACAGTTCAAAGATTTGAAATTACAAATGGAGGAAGCGGATACATTCAACCACCTAATGTGATCATTAGTGCCCCCACTGGACCCAATGGTATTCGGGCAGAAGCAGTTGCAACAATTGAAAACGGATCCGTAATTGCCATAGATGTCATTAGTACTGGGAATCAATATCAAGCATCACAACCGCCTCAGGTTGAAATCACTGCAATTAATTTTCAAGGAACTGGTGCCACGGCCGAAGCAATTATGGCACCAATTTATTATACTCTCGAAAGCGCAACTCTTCCATCTGCAGGGGTTTCTACTATTGTCTTAAATAACAATCTAAATAATACAATAAGTATTGGAACCACCGTTTACTTTTCTAGATTAAGTTTGCAAATTACTTCTTCCCATTCTTTCCAATGGGTTGGTTCTGGAAATAGCATATTTCAAGCAAAACCTGCTCTCGGTGGTGTAGTTGTAACTGACAATGAAATTATAAAAATTGGAGGAGGAGAAGTTATTTACACAAGTACAGATCAAGCAGGAAACTTTAGGATTGGAGATGGAATCGTAATTAATCAACTTACCGGTACTATTAGTGGTAGATCATATAGTCAAAGCATTCTTAGTACAGTAACTCCCCTCATTGTCGCAATAGGATAAATCAATGGCAGCTGTAGCACTTAATAAATTTCTCACCGTAAGATCAAAGGCAACTACAAACCAAATTGGAATTTACACTTGTCCAGTTGGAGTTGCTGCTATTATTACATTATGTCAGGTGACAAATATTTCCGAAGATGGAACTTATAAAATTACTGGAATTCACTCCAGAACTGATGGTGGTGCGTTTAAATTTGCAAACAAAGAAGAAATACCCGTAGATGATAGTATGAATTTAATTCCAGATGGAAGATTAGCATTACAAACCAATGATGTTTTAATCTTTAGTTCCGATGCTAATAATAAACTAGACATTATCCTCAGCATACTAGAAACTGCGAAACAATAATATAAATGGGAAAATTAATCTCCGGAAAAGTTAAAAGAAGATTACAAACTGATATTACATCAGATAGATATGAATATCTTGGACTGGATCAAGCGGAACCAAATTTAGGAGATCCTCTGGTTGGACCATCTTCTATTGGAGCAAAACCTATTCCACCTGGACCACAATATATTTTGGTTTCGGTAGGAAACACTGGAGATAGATACTGGATTCCCAACCAAGGGGGTATTATACCTGGAAGTATTAGTATCTTCAATGAAACATCTGAAAATAATCAACTGGTTGGTGGACTCAGTAGCACAACTCAGTTGACTCTTATTGGCAATTCTATCAATGCAGTAGGATTTTTAAATAATGATGGAAGTCCAGCACCAAATGTTAACGTAACAGTTTCTCCACCTGGGAACAATGGAAGTGTATTATTTAAAGAATCAAACGATTTCGCAACATCGTCCAATTTAGTTTTCAATAGTTCTGTTGGAATCTTAACTATTGGTAGTGGATTAAATGTTGGAAGTGGCGGAACAATTCTTAGTGTAAGTTCTATCGGAATAGGTATTAAGACAACCAATGCAACACAAGAATTAGATGTTAATGGTGATCTTCGTCTGAGGGGAACGATTTATGATTTTAATAATCAACCAGGTACAGTTCAACAACTGTTAATAAAAAACTCTTTCGGTGGGTTGATTTGGGTAAATCAAAGTACTATTACCGCAGGTGCTGGAGGAACTATTACAAATATTCAATATCATAACAGTGCTGGAACAGTTGGTGGAGCATCTAATTTTGTATTTAATGATATTAATAACCGCATAGGTATTGGAAGCACTCAACCTAGAGTCACACTTGATATTTTGGGAATATCAAGTTTTATTGGTGGAGTTAATATTGATAATCTTAATGTTTCTGGCGGCTCTACATTTGCCGGAATTACCACAGTTACGGGAGTAACATTATTCACCAAACAGTTAAATGTTTCCGGACTTTCTACATTCGCCGGTATTACTACAGTCACTGGAACCACATTATTTGCTAAACAACTTAATGTTTCTGGTGATACCACATCAACCACATTTATTGGATCACTTACAGGTAATGTAACTGGTAATGTAACGGGTAACATAAACGCTCCTAATGTCTCTACATTTACTGGTACTATTAATGCAAATGGAGATTTAGATGTAAATGGTAATACTGAATTAGATAATGTAAATATATCAGAAAATCTTTATGTTGTTGGTCTCTCCACATTAAATGATGCTACACGCATAAATGGAACTCTTAGAGTTATTGGTGAGACTACTTTAAGTAATAATACAAGTATAACTAATTTAACGTCACAACAAGCAAGAGTAACTGGACTTTCTACTTTTGCCGGAATTACCACAGTTACAGGAGTAACATTATTCACTAGACAACTAAGTGTTTCTGGGGTCTCTACTTTTGCTGGCATTACCACAGTCACGGGTGCAACATTATTCACTAAACAATTAAGTGTTTCTGGTGTCTCCACTGTCAGTGGTAGTATATTTGCATCTAATGATGAAACTTATGATATTGGAACTGAGCTTAAAAAATTTAATGTTGTTTATGCAAAACTATTTTTTGGTCAAATTATAGGCAATGCCGAAACCGCTACAAGTGTTATTGGGGGAATTGCTAATGTCAATTCGTTGGTTGTTGCCGGAATTAGTACTTTCAATGGTCATATACGTACAAATTTAAATAACACTTTTGATATCGGAACCCCATCAAATAGGTTTAATAATGTTTATGCAAATGCAATTAATGGATCCTCAGGAATTATAACAAATTTTAATAGTACGACTGGAAATATAACTAATTTGTTTTCTGATTATGTAGAAACAGATAATTTATCATCAACTGAAGGTAGTATTGATACGTTAGACTCTATCGACATATTTTCAGAGAGTTTATCTTCAAACAGCCTAAATGTTGCTGGTCTTAGTACATTTAGAAATATTATACCATCTGTTGACAATACTTATGATTTAGGTGAAACATCTAAGCGTTGGAGTACGGTCTATGCCAATAGTTTTGTTGGTTCTATTACTGGTAATGCCGACAGTGCAACTAAATTATTTAACGCAAGAAACTTTAGTATCAGTGGAGATGTAGATGCTCCTGTAGTTTCTTTTGATGGAACCGGTAACGTCAATTTAGTTACCACTCTAGATAATACAGGCGTTACCGCTGCTACTTATGGCTCTTCAACTACAATACCAGTATTTGTCGTTGACTCTAAAGGTAGGATAACCTCGGTTACTAATACTAGTGTTAACTTTAGTACTGCTACAGTCTCTCAATCGGATACTATAAAAACTGTAAGATCAAGCGCAACTATATTATATCCCACTTTTGTTGATTCTAATAATAATCCAGCAGGTTACGAATCATTATATACAGATGCTGATATTTCTTATAATGCTTCTACTAATGTATTAACGGCAACTAACCTAACAGTAACCGGCACATCTACATTTAATGGGAATGTAACTATAGGCGATGATGATATTACTGATACAGTAACCTTTACCTCCAGAATTAATTCTAATGTTCTTCCATCTACGAATGCAACTTTAGATTTAGGTGGAACGTCGAATCGTTGGAGTACCATTTATGCCACTGCATTTAATGGTCAATTTATTGGTAATGCCGATACTGCAACTAAATTAACAACCGCAAGAAACTTTAGTATTAGTGGAGATGTAGATGCTCCTACAGTTTCTTTTGATGGAACCGGTAACGTTAATTTAGTTACTACTTTAGATAATACAGGTGTTACCGCTGCTACTTATGGTTCTTCAACTACAGTACCAGTATTCACAGTAGATTCTAAAGGTAGAATTACTTCTGTTACCAATACTAGTGTTAACTTTAGTGCTGCTACAGTATTAAATGCGGATAAATTAACAACATCAAGAAATATAGCAGTTACTGGAGACTTAGCTTGGAATGTTAATTTTAATGGAAGTACTAATGTTACTTCAGTAGGAACTTTAGCTAACTCTGGTGTTGTTGCCAGTACTTATGGTTCTTCAACTTCAGTACCAGTATTCACAGTAGATTCTAAAGGTAGGATAACCTCAGTTACTAATACTGGTGTTAACTTTAGTGCTGCTACAGTATTAAATGCAGATAAATTAACAACATCAAGAAATATAGCAATCACGGGAGATTTGACTTGGAATGTTAATTTTGATGGAAGTACTAATGTTACTTCAGTAGGAACTTTAGCTAACTCTGGAGTTACTGCTAACACTTATGGTTCTTCAACTACAGTACCAGTATTTACCGTTGATTCTAAAGGTAGGATAACCTCAGTTACCAATACTAGTGTTAACTTTACTACAGCTACAGTATTAAATGCAGATAAATTAACGACATCAAGAAATATAGCGATTACTGGAGACGTATCTTGGAATGTTAATTTTAATGGAAGTTCTAATGTTACTAATGTAGGAACTTTAGCTAACTCTGGGGTCGCTGCTAATACTTATGGCTCTTCAACTACAGTACCAGTATTTACTGTTGATGCTAAAGGTAGAATTACTTCTGTTACTAATACTGGTATTACTGGGATTAATGCTGCTTCCGTATCTGCTGCTGGTGCAAATACTCAAGTTCAATTTAATGACAACGGTTTTTTTGCAGGAAATTCTAATCTTACTTTTAATAAAACAACTAATGTATTAAGTGTACCAACATTGTCTGGAAATGTGACTGGTTGCACATTTAGTAATGATGCCGTTAATAAAGCAAATATAACAACCAGAACTGATAGTGGATTCTATGAACACGACACTGCAACAATTGCAGAGGGATGGCCAATAAATACCAGTTGGATGCATATGCTTGCTTGTACTCATAGTAATAATGCAAACTATTATTCTATGCAAATTGCTGCAAGTTTCTTCGATCAGACTAATTTGTATTATCGTTCCACAAATGCTAGTGGTGCAACGGCTTGGAGTAAAATTTGGAACTCTTCAAATGATGGATCGGGAAGTGGTCTTGATGCTGATTTACTTGATGGATTGAATTCATCAATTACTACAGTAGCAAACACTATTGTAGCGAGAGACGGTAATGGTGACGATAATAGAAGATATGGTTTTGGTAATTACTTTAACTCTACTGACAATGTAAGTACTGGTAATATCACTTATATAATGGCTAAATTTGGAGACAATTATTATCGATCTGCTACTGCAGCAAAAGTTGCAGCATTTCTCAGTGGACAGTCCTTGAATATTAGTATTGATGGTAATGCAGCTACCGCAACTTCGGCAACTTCGGCAACCTTCTTAAACAGTTCAAATTATATACAGAGAACAGGTTCTTCGGGTAACCTAAACCCGGACTTCCGAAATACTCCAGCAGGATCAACTAGGATACAGGGTGATGACGCCAGCTTAACAAACAGTCCGGGCGGAACTTGGTGGTTCTATCAGAACATGCGTCATTCCAACGGATCAAATTTCTGGGGTACGCAGGTTGCTTGGGGATGGGAAGATAATGCTAATAGACTTAGAACAAGAAATATATCAGCAAATTCTTTTGGTGGTTGGGTTAATTACTGGAATGACAGTAATGATGGTGCGGGAAGTGGTCTAGATGCTGACTTACTTGATGGTTTAAACTCGACTTCTTTTGTAAGAACTGATGCATCAAGTACAATATCTAATCCACATACTTTATCATTTGGATCTAGCGCACGTCAGATGCTTAATTTGTGGTCAACGTCTTATGGTTTAGGTGTTCAAAATAGTACACTATATTATAGAAGTGCTAGTAGATTTTCTTGGCATCGTGGTGGTTCTCATACTGGTGGTCAAAATGCTCCTGGTGCGGGGGGAACAGTTGCAATGACCTTAGATTCCAGTAGTAATTTAACTGTTACCGGAGAAGTAATTGCAAATTCTGATATTAAACTGAAAGAAAATGTCGAAGTCATCCCCAATGCTCTTGAAAAAATATCTCAAATTCGTGGTGTTACATTTACCAGAAATGACCAAGAAGACAAAGAAAAGAGACATGCGGGGGTAATTGCCCAAGAAGTAGAAAAAGTACTCCCTGAAGTTGTTATGGAGGGTAATGATGGAATCAAATCAGTTGCATATGGAAACCTTGTCAGTCTTCTCGTAGAAGCAATCAAAGAACAACAGGAACAGATAAATAATCTTACAGATGAAATTAATAAATTAAAAAAATGATCAGTACATACATTGTTGCAGATTTTGAATCAGATGATAAAACTGTAGAAGTCACTTACATAAATGAAGAAAACTTTGAATATAAGAGGACTATTAATATTCCGTACCTTGAGAATGGTTCGGTAGATGAAGATTATTTCAAAGAAATTCTTGAAGGACAACTCCGAGGTGTCGAAAATAAATTGAAAATTGGTATAATTGAATTTAAAACTCCAGATGAAGTATTAGTAGGTATTGCAAGTACATAATTAAGATTAGTCGCTTGCCACCAGGTCCGATTGGTGGTATGATACAGAAGTAAAATAAAACTTCAAACACCCATGATCATTGACCGCGACATTCTTCAAGAACTCCGTGAAGTTCAAGAAGATACTGCATCACATTTTGTAGCCGAATTCTTTCCAATGAGTGGGGAACTATATTGGACATGCGTAGAATCTCTTGCAACTGCAAAACTTGCGGAACTTCGTGGTGAAGTTGTTGCTGATAAAGTATAAAACCTAATAAAAAAGTTTCACATATTAATATGAGTTTACCCAAAATAAACAAACTTACACTCAAAGACATTCCGGTAAAGACGACTCCGCAAAATGTGGAAGAATCAAATCAGGCACTTTTTAAGTGTACAATGACTTTACCCGCAGCCGCAAAAAACTGTGGAATGAGTCAAAAAGAAATGAAACTGACTTTCTTTGAGTACTTAAAGTATCATCCTGGGACGTACAAAGATTAATACATTATAGCCCGTGTAGCCCAGCGGTAGAGGCAAGAGACTTAAAATCTCTCAAGCGGTGGTTCGAATCCACTCACGGGTATTACAAATAAATATAATATACGAAAGAGATTAAATGTCTTATAAGATTACTTGTTCTTATAATTGGTATGTAACTGAAGACGATAAGTTCATTATTAAGACATATTATATAAATGGGATTGCTTTTACTTTTGATGAATTGCCTTCAATAGTACAAGATGACCCAGAAATCATCAAGAGAGCAAATGAACATCTAACCTATGACCCAGAATTTTTCTATTTAAAATCATTCTATCTTATAGATGAACAATGTCATCCCTGCCTTTTTAAATTAGATCTTGAGAATCCAGAGGCACTTGACGAGATAAACTAAATAACCTATAATTGTTTGATTGGTTAAAAACTTCAATATGTCCCTAATATCACAACAAGACCGTAAAAATGTCATTGAGGCTATAGATTTCTACATCTTTAATAAAGGTCAGGATATGTCAGAATCAAAAAGAGGGGAACTTAATGCTCTTTTAAAATGGATTGAACTAGAACACTATAAGAATGATAATTAACCTCTGGCATAATAAAGATATGAATAAATGGAGATGGACTCTCACAGATCCGGTTACTTTTGACATGGAATCGGGTCAACAAGAAGATTTGAGACTGGCAATGGCAGATATTGCAAACACTGTAGAATATCTTATTAGTAATAATCAAGACAATATAAGTTTCTCAAAGTGACTCAAAAAGTGTGACTTTAAAACCTTCCGTGAGGGAGGTTTTTTAGTGTCTAAATATAAAAAGAAGATATTTGTCACTGTAGGAAGACACAATGCCGTTAAGTAGATTAGAGAATTTTCTTAAGAATGCCGAAGGTAATATTCTTTATGTAAACCCTTCAGATTTTGATGCGACAGATAGTATTGAAAATAGAGGAAATTCTTTAACCAGACCTTTCAGAACAATTCAAAGGGCACTAATAGAATCTGCAAGATTTTCGTATCAGGTAGGAAAAAATAACGATTTAAATGATAGAACAACAATTTTAGTATATCCCGGAGTACACTATATTGATAATAGACCGGGAACAGCTATACAAGATGTTTCTTCAAATGCTGTATTCAAACAACGTGTTAATGGTAGTTGGACAACTTCTGGAGCAACAATTACTGAATTTACTTTAAATTCAAACTTCGATATTTTTGATGAAACAAATGATCTGAGAAAATTTAACTCAATAAATGGCGGAGTAATATTGCCCCGTGGTACTTCTGTTGTTGGGTTAGAACTTCGTAAAACAAAAATAAGACCATTATATGTACCAGATCCACTAAATTCAAGTGAATCTCCATCTGCAATCTTTAGAACTACCGGTACTTGTTATTTTAGTGCATTTACTATTTTTGATGCTGATCCGCAAAGGGCTTGTTATAAAGACTCAACTATTAGAAAAGTTGCGCCAAACTTTTCTCATCACAAATTAACTTGTTTTGAATTTGCTGATGGGGTAAATGAAGTAATTCTCGATGGAAATGCAACGGGAGTCACTGACCTTGAAATGTATTATTATAAACTTACTCACGCATACGGAACAACTTCCGGAAGAGGTCTTCCAAATTTCCCTGCTGTTGGTGGAACAGATTTTGAACCTTCAATTGATGAATTTAGAATTGTTGGCGATATTCAACCAAACCCTCTGGGTATTACCAGTGTTCGTTCTGGAAATGGAATAACACCGACCACTACCATCACAATAACAACTAATGTCAATCATGGACTATTTAAAGATACTCCAGTTCTTATTTCGGGAATAACAACTAATCCCATCAGTTATACGGGATCATTTTTAGTATCGAATGTCGTAACTACTAACCAATTTCAATATATTGCTCCAGAGACTCCTACAAATCCGGCGCCGGAATTTGGTGATATATTGAATGCCACGGCAAAAGTACAATCGGATAGTGTAGCCTCCGCTTCCCCCTATATTTTTAATGTCTCCTTACGTTCTGTCTTCGGTGTAAACGGGATACTTGGAGATGGTAGTAAAGCCACGGGATTCAAATCTATGGTGACTGCACAATTTACCGGGATTTCATTGCAAAAAGATGAGAACGCATTTATACTGTATGATCCTACAACAAACATTTACAATGATATCCTAACAGTAGAAGAATCCAAAAAACCATTACATACCAATTCCAGGTCAATTTATCGTCCCGGATTTGAAAGTTTTCACATGAAGGTGACTAATGATGCACTTTTTCAATGTGTTTCAATTTTTGCCATCGGTTTTGCTAGACATTTTGTTGCTGAAAGTGGTGGAGACATGTCCATCACCAACTCTAACTCAAACTTTGGCGCAATATCATTAGAATCTGTTGGTTTCCGGGAAGAATCATTTGATAGAGATGATGTTGGATATATTACTCACATCATCCCACCAAGAGAGCCTTCTCCTAGAACTGCTAACGTTACTTGGATATCTTTGGATGCAACAAAAATAGTTTCTGCTGCTACCACTGAAAGATTATATATTGCTGGATACACAAAATTGGATGTTGTCCCACCAACTCAGATAGATAGTTACAAAATTGGCGCTAAGAGAGGGGAAATATTATCATTATCAATAGTTATTGGAACTCAACAGAATAATTTTAGTGCTCCAATTTTGATGACAGTTCCTAGTGGAATCGGAACATCTTCACAAAAAGTATTTGAAGTTAATAGACCTGGTGGTATTAATCAAATCTCAAATAATACTTTAAATTTTACAACAAATCATCAATTGTTTAATGGAGAATCTATAAGAGTTTTAAGCGATAATGGCGAATTACCTACCAATATACTGTCTGGTAAAGTCTATTTTGCTATTACTACCGGAGTTGCTGCAAATCAAATCAAACTTGCGGCTACTTTAAATGATTCAAACTCCAACAGTCCTATTTCTGGAATTTCAAATAAAGGTGGAGTTATAACAGTTATAAGCACAGTTTCAGATAAAAAACCAGGAGAACCTGGACACCCCATTCAATATGATACGGTTAAATCTAACTGGTATATTCAGAGTACTCCAGTTAGCTTAACTAATACAATCTATGGTGGAATTGTTGGAATAGGTACATCAATAATTGGAGACGTAACTGGTGCAAGTTTTGTAACGAGAAGAGTTGATAACAGAGGTCTAAACGAAAGAGTATATAAACTTAGATATGTAATTCCAAAAGAATTCGGTAACTCTAGGCAACCCAGTGATGGATTTACTTTTCAAGAAAGTAAATCCGTTGGTATAGGTAGTGCATCATTATTAACTTCACCACTATCTAACGCAACTCAATTAAGAAATCCAAAACTTATTAAGACTGCTGGTTGGCTTGCAACCATAGTTACCGTAGTTACAGAATTGCCACATAAATTAGTGGCACGAGATGTTGTAAAAATAACAAAAGTAAAGAGTTCAAACAACACAAATGCTACGGATAATCTGGGATTCAATGGTGATTTTGAAGTTATAAGTGTTCTGAATCCAAAATCATTTACATATAGATTAACTACAGATCCAGGAACTTTTCAAAATTTAGTAAATCAAAGAAGTACCCAACAACAAGTAGAATCACTGCCACTTGTTCAAAGGAAAAAATATAAAGATAGTGTGTATATCTATAGAAGTCAAGAAATTAAGAAATTAATACCGGGATCTGATGGTCAAGACGGCATATATCATATAATACCTCTTTGCGGAAGTATTGAAATTGACTCTGAGGTTGGTTTTGGATTGAGCGCCAAAAAGTTTAACCAAGATGTTAGAAATCTTTTTCCACAACAAGACCGTGACAACTATCAATCTGATCCACAACCTACAATAAGTTATGCAGAACTTTCTCCTTTAGGTAAAGTAACTACCAATGAAAGAAGAAATTCTCTTACAAGAGAAAGTTTAAACTATTTTCTCCAAAATAATCGTATTGGATTTGCAGTTACTGATGCTGTTGTTACTGGTACTGGTAACACAACTATTACATTATTTACTGATATTGATCACAACCTTAATGGAATTAAACATTTAACTCTCATAAATCCTGGAGCCGGGTATAATAATTCTACTGGAGTCACTACAACGATATATTCTACAGAACTTATAAATGCATCCATTAATGGCAAACATTCTACTGTTAATGTTGTGGTTTCTGCTGCAAATACGATCTCATCTGTAGAAATAATTGATCCCGGATGTGCATATGGTGTAGGAAATACGATGACCATATCGGCATCTCCTGCAGGAACTCCAACAACATTCGCAGTAGTTCAAGTTTCCGAGATTAATAATCATGTAGGATCTTCTCTCGATTTAAATGGATTTGCAGATCCTCTCTATAATGGAACTTTCAAAATTACGGATATACCATCATCACGAACTATAACTGTAGAAAATCGATTAGGAATTGGAGTTACATATAGGCCTAGAACTGATAGTAGACTTCCATTAATATTCTTAGGTTCTTCCGGAATACTACTTAACTCATTTGTTTTTACCGGAGAATCTGGAATTGCCACAGTCACTACCAGAAATTCTCACGGATTATCACCAGGAAATTCTTTCTCTGTCGTGGGTAGTGGCCATACATATTTTGAAAAAAGTTTTAATGTTTTAGAGACCATAGGAGTTACTACATTTACATTTAGTGCCGGAGTTACTACATCCTTGCCTACTATATCAAATATATTAAATGTTAGTATTCATAAAGTAGGCCTTTCTGCAAATGCTACTGCTATAGGATTCGGGGAAGAAAATCTGGGAGGAAGGGGTCATTACATATATGCGGGTATAACCACCACAGCGAGCACTCTGATCACAAAGACAGATTTGAATATTTCCCTTACAAGTGCAAATGGATTCAAAAGAGGAGATTATGTTGTAGTTGATACGGAAATTATTCGATTATCTGACTCGCCCACATCAGGAACATTTGCGGTAAATAGAGGACAATTTGCTACAGTTGCATCAGATCACCCATTAAATTCCGTTGTAAAAAAAATAACGGTTATTCCTGTAGAGTTGAGAAGACACTCCATTCTTCGTGCATCTAGTCATACATTTGAATATCTTGGGTATGGTCCAGGAAATTATTCTACTGGCTTACCAATAAATCAAGACCGAATATTGAGTAATGACGAAATTCTAGTTTCGCAAGCTATAGAACAAGATGGCGGTACTGTAGTTTATACTGGTATGAATGATCGAGGAGAATTCTTTAATGGTACGAGTAAAGTTAACGCTCAAACTGGAGAAGAAGAAGTCTTAGATGCTCCAATCGTAACCTATTTTGGAGAAGAAAATGAATCAGAAATACAAGGAAGAAATAGTGGAGTTTTTGACGACTTAGTTGTAAGAGATAGAATAACCGTTGAAGGTGGTGAAAATCAAAACCAAACTTCTCAATTTTATGGACCAGTAAACTTCTCAGAAAAAGTTACTTCAACTGCTGATACGGGATTAGAAACAAGAGATTTATATATCAAAGGTGTTGCATCTCAGGCAAAATTATTTACCGTTGGAATTTCAACTCCAACAGATACTCCAAAAATTGGAGACATTTCTTACATAGCAGCTCCAGATCCAGGTGGATTTATTGGCCATGTATATGCAGATAACGACTGGCGCCGTTGGGGAATGATTTCCAAAGAAAAAAATAGAGATTTCTTAGTCATAGATCAACTCGGAGTTGGCTCAAGTCAAGGAATTTATAATTTTACTGATGCCGCAGAAGTTAATGGTACGTTAAAAGTTAAAAACCTTTACGTTGGTGGTGCAGTTACATTTGCAGGTGCTCAAGCAATTGGAAATGCAAACTTTGATATTATTGATATTAATAACAGGCTTAATTTAGTGGGTGCTGGCGAGACTTATACTATTCTTAGTCCTAATGCAAATAGTATAGTCCAGTTCCAAAATATGGAAGTTACTGGATACGCAGCAACATTTACTAATGCAACAGTTACCTTTGCAAATTCATTTAATTCTACATTCAATGGAATATCTACTGTTGCTGGTACTTTACGAGTAGGTAATTTAGACCTTCTTGGCGGCGGCAATGTTAAT